CAGTTGCGGTTGATAATGAAAATAACAGGTATATTCTCCCTTACTACCGAAAAAGGGCTACTCCCATGAACCTTGCTAACCAGATAATAGAGCATTTCAAGATAATGAAGCCTTCCAAGGTGCGGATAGAGTCAATAGGCTATCAGGAAATGCTGCGTGAGTATATAAGGGAAAGATGCGACCAAGAGAACATGTTTATTGCTGGTTTAGAGATAAAGGAAAGACCAAGAACAAGTAAATCAGCAAGATTGGAAACTATGGAACCATACTTCGCTCAGAACAAAGTATACATGCTGGAAAACATGGAAGAACTAAGAGATGAACTATTATTGTATCCAAGAGCCAAGCATGATGATTTATTAGATGGATTGTATTATGCTATGAAAAATACATATACACCAGCCCACGAAACCAGTGATATGAAATTAAAAGAGAAACAATATGTAACAGATAAAACTTTTGATTGGATGATTGCTTAAAGTATAATTAATTTAGAGGGAACAATAATGACCTCGATTTCGTATAAGCTGATGTTGCAACGCATTTTTCCACATGCCAGAGATACATCCAGAAGTAAGACTTACTCAAGACTTATTCTCTAACTATAGTTCTGCACGCTCAGACTGGTCTAGTCAGGCAGCTGAGGATGCAGAATTTCGTGCAGGGAAGCAATGGTCGGATAAGCAAGTAAAATCATTACGTGCTAGAGCACAAGAACCTTTAGTCGTAAATGTAATCCATCCAGCAGTAGAGCAGGCAAAAGCTATGCTTACTGCTAACGCACCCAAGTTTCAATCTACGGGGCGTGATACTTCAGATACAAAAGTAGGTAGGATATTTTCAGACCTAATGTCGTGGGTCTGGGATATATCAAATGGAAACACTGAATTAAAGCAGTGTATTGATGATTACTATGTAAAGGGCATGGGCGTTATGGTTTCATATATAGTACCAGATGCTGATTTTGGCAAGGGTGAAGTATATATTAAATCAATTGATCCGTTCTCAGTTTATTTCGATGCTGACTCACAAGACCCATTCTGTCGGGATGCTAGTAATATTATAATAGCGAAGCGTATGACAGAAAAAGAATTAATTCAAATATATCCAGAATTTGAAGAAAACATCAGACAGTCCTCAGAAACAAGCCATATAAGTTCAGTTGATGAAAATCGTTTTGGTATAATGAAAGAAGACGTTCTTCCTAAGTCCAGAAAGAATGAAATGCTGGATGTTGACCTTGAGCGTGAACTGGAAGTATTTGAAAGATATACTAAGATAAAAGTACCATATTATAGAATATTCGATCCATTATCTAATGAAGAAAAAATTATCAATGACCCGCAATATGCAGAATACAGAGAAGAGCCTGCAGTTATACTAACTGTTTCTGGCGGAGAACAGCAGATATTCACGGATAAACTAAATGTATCTAAGTTTATGCAGATACATGATGAAATCGGAAAAGTGTACCATCTAGAAGTTGATCCACTCACGGGACAGCCCACACCAATAGCTGGTCGTGAGAATGAAAACTCAATCCCTAATAGCTATACTGCTATTGATCCCATCACCAAAGGAGAACTTATTGACAGTGAGAAAATCATGGTCAACAAGGTAATGGCTACCAATATAAAACAATGTATCTCGGTTGGTGATGAATATCTGTATTCTGTAGTATTGCCAATAGAAGACTATCCTATTGTTCCATTTATGAATAATCATAATAGGAACCCGTATCCAATTAGCGATGTAAGGACTGTACGTGGTTTACAGGAATATATTAATAAGCTGCGTTCCCTTATTGTTGCCCATGCTAGTAGTTCAACAAATGTTAAGCTACTTATTCCACGTGGTTCTATGAATAAAAAGCAATTAGAAGAAGAATGGGGCCGTGCAGGTACAGCTGTAATTGAATTTGACCCAGAGCTGGGACAGCCAATTGTGGCAGGGCCAGTTCCGCTTCCTAATGAACTATATAAAAATGAAGCAGATGCAAAAGCTGATATAGAGCGAATACTGGGTATTTATACATTTATGCAGGGGGATGTTGGTTCAGCCCCACAAACATTTAAAGGAACTGTTGCTCTTGACGAATATGGTCAAAGACGCATCAAGTCCAAGAAGGATGATATAGAATATTCACTAAACCAATTAGCTAAATCAGTTGTTGGTTTAATGCAGTATGTCTATACATCTGAAAAGATTATAAGGCTTATACAGCCTAACAATAAACCTTTAGAAGTAAAAATTAATCAAAATCTTTATGATGATGTCAGTGGACATCTGATTGAAAAAGTAAACGATATATCTGTAGGTAAATATGATATTATCGTTGTTTCTGGCTCAACTCTGCCATCGAATAGATGGGCTAGGTTTGAATACTATATGCAGCTCTTCAAGAGTGGTCTCATTGATCAAATTGAAGTTTTAAAGCAAACTGACGTTGCTGATATGGAAGGCGTACTCGAAAGAGCTGGACAAATGCAGAAACTCATGCAACAGGTTCAACAGCAGGAAGATCAGATCAAAAAACTAAAAGGCGATCTGCAAACTGCACAGCGTGAATCTGTCCATGACAGGAAGAGAGTTGAAGTTAAGGAATTTGAAAAGAAACTGGCTAAAGCAGAAGCAAAGGCTGAAATGGCTACACAGCTATATAAGTCTCGTGCCTCTGATGAGCTTTCTAAACTTAAAGAAGAAGTTAAGGAAGTAACAAAGTCAGTTGACAAACAAGTAGGCTTAAAAGAATAACAGCGGTTGCTGAAATAACCAAATCGCAAGGAGTGAATAATGGCTGAAATACAAAGTGCAGCAATAGAACCTGATAAAACACCGTATGGTTACGAGGTAGAAAAAGCAAACATCCCTTTGATGGATGCTGAAGTACCAGCAGGAGATGCAATGAAACCAGAGAGTTTCGATGTAGACGTAAACCAACCGATGATCAGTGAAACGCCTGTAGAAGGACAACAGGCTGAGAGCACACAAAGTCCTGAAGAACATCCTGCAAAGGAAGACTCGAGTAGATTTGAATATTGGCAAAGTCAGGCAGACAAGGTAAAGAGCGAACTATCGAATGCACAGCAAGAACGAGATTATTATAGAAATCTAGCACAGCAGCAGCAGTCAACGGTCTCCAACGGACAACCTAATGGACAACCCCAGCAACAAGCGGGAGTCCAAGAGGATTCGTTGAAGCAACCCGTCAAACCAGAAAAACCAGTCAGCTACAGCGAGGTCGATGCGTATAACGATCCTGAGAGTACATCTTTCAAATATCGTTTAGAGAAGGAGAGATATCAAGACGAATATATGGGCTATCTTGAAGACAAAGACGAAAACAGAGAAAAGCAAATGCGCGCTCAATATGAGTATGCATATGCTCAACAACAAACAGCAATGGTACAAAACAATGCTATGTCACACGCTATGAATGGATATGGCTTTGATCAAACTAAGGCTGGTGATTTCGTCAATTGGGCAAGTAACCCTAATAACGTCACAGTTGATCATCTTTTAAAACTCTATATGATGAAGGATGCACCCGACGCACGGGTAGAGCAGAAAAAACAAGAAATGAGAAAATCTCAAGAGGTTTTGTCAATGCCAAGATCAGCTGCGGTTGAGACTGGCACATCTGAAGCGCCTCAAAGCGATGAAGACATGTTTAATCAAGGCTTGCTCTCTTTAAAACGATAAAAAGGAGTAAATCATGGCTGCAACTGAAAAGTTATTAAAAGCCTCTGGTGTACTTTATACTGATCGAAGGAATTTTTACGTTGCCCCTCAAGTTGTAAAAGAACTTTGGACTGACGTAGCACCGTTTACTACGGTGGTTTCTAATAGAGAACAGCGCAAAGTACCCGATCCGATTTTCAAAATGTTTGAACATCGGAATCCGTGGCATAAGCAGTATTTCCTAAATAATGGTGATACTGATAACCTTGACTCGGATAATACTACCAATACAACCGTTACTGTAGATGGTGCAAGTAATTGTAACATTGATGACAGTTTGGTTGGTGCGATCTGTGAAGTATGGACAACTAGCTATGGCACTAAAAAGGGTATAGTTAGAGTTGATTCTGTAACAAGTTCAACCGTTATTGTTGTAAATACACTATGGACTAGCACTGGTAGTGATATTGCATTAGTCGATAATGACATTTTTGAAATTATTGGTAATGCACAGGGTGAAGGTACAGACTCACCAGAAGCGTGGGCCGATGAACTAAGTGTCGTTTGGAATTCTTGTCAGATTTTCAAAACGCCATTACAGATCACTGGCACATTACTTGCTGCATCATTGCGTGGCGAATCTTCTGAACTTGCACGTTTACGTGCCCAGAAGGCTCAAGAGCATAAAATGCAGAAGGAAAAAGCGTTCTTATTCGGACATAGAGTTGGTGGAACAGGTCTTGAACTTCAAGGCGGTGACTCCAGTTCTGAATCA